CCAACTAATACCTGCCTCAGTAGCCGCATCTTTAATCTTTTGTATCTTATCTTCTATTTTTTTCTTATCTTCATCTGTCGTTGCGCTCTTCAATTCATCACGCAACTTATCTAATTCATCTTCTATAGCCTTTTTTGCGGCCTTATCTTCTTTCTTACCAGACTTTATATCAGCAAGTGTTTTCTTACCTGCCTCTTTCTCTGACTTCCTCTTCACTTTTGCAGCTGCTCTTTTACCTCTTTCTGCCTTGCTAAAAAACTTTGCTATTTTCTTACCTGCTTTAAATGCACCCTTACCAAGTTTATATGCACCTGCAACACCAGCAACACCTAAAGCAGCCTTCTTAACAAGGCCCAATGCTTCATGTATAGCTTCTGGCCCACTTTCGGGGCCCATAGATTCAACTTTAGTGACAATACGATTAACTAATTCTTCATGAATGGTGTCTCTAGCTTTAGAGAACTTCTTATTAACTATATCATTGACTAATTGCTTTGAATCAATATAATTTTATTTTTCTGATTCCTTAGTATTAGTATCACTCTTGGTAAAGGTATCAGCCATCACTTCTTTTTTCAACGATTCTACTTCAGAAGAAGTGCGATCTTTCAATTCAACATTCACATTCTTCCTTACTTCAGCATATCGTTTATCCATAATGTCTTTGACTGTTTTTACAAAGTCCATAATTACTCCTAATTATTATTTATTAAAACCCACTATCTTCATCAGAAGGTAGAGTTCCAGCAGCTTTTTCAAGTCTTATTTGATTTAATTGATCTATTCTCTCTTCTTGATTTTGATTGAGTATATTCTTTGCAACATAATCCTGTGAATAATATGTACCAACATAATCCGAAACATTACTCATTGCACTTAATCGAGCATTAAGAATATCGAGTTCCTTAGATTCAGCAAACCAAGAATCCTTTGTAAAATTAAAATATATTTGATCTCTAATATCATTCCATTCATGTTCTGTAAAAACACCCTTAACAATACACTGTGTTTTCAGCATATCATAAAACATACCTGAAAATCGTCGACGCAATCTCTGTAAAAATCGTGCAAACTTCAATTCTTCACGATTAACAGCAGATGTTTGATCAGCAAAAGCTGCAACACCCTCTTGATTAAACCTACTAAATGGAACATTAAGTGATTTGTATACCTTCCTGAGAAAGTATTCTAATTCTTCTGTAACGTTAGTTGTTTGTCCACCAGCTAATGTTTCAACTTGAGTCCCCTTACCACCTTCTCTTCGTGGTAAAAAGTAATCCTCTAACATAGTCTGATACTTCTTTGTATCATCAATTTGACCAGTATTCGGATTGTAGATCATCTTATTTCGGTATTTGGACATAATATCCATTACATACTGCTCTGCTTTCTGTCTTGGAAGTGTACCAACATCGATATAAAATATTCGTCGTTCTGGAGCTCTTGTAATACGGTAAATTACCATAGAATCTTCAAGAGCACTCAATTGATTAATTGACTTTAATGCTTTATGTAGATAAGATAATGTAAATTTTCGTTGATCATCCAATAATCCAGATGTAACGTATGTTACAGAATCACTGGTAAGTTGAATCGTCTGATTAGTACCCCTCAACGTATCGGGAGATAAACCAGCTCTATTATACTCATAGAATGTTTTAATATCAGTAACTAAAGGAACATTATTAACTTCTTTACCTTCTATAATCTCTTTAACCCTTCGAATTTTCTGTGGGTCAATTTGTTGAATACTACCAATGGTCTTGTTCTTCTTGTCTACATTCTTATAAAATGCAAGACGACCATCAACATACCAAGACCGAAAGTATTCATATCCATTATCTTGAAAATCTAATAAATTATAGATGTATGCAAATTCTTCTTGAATTCTTTTTTTTATATTATCTGATATATTACTTTTTTCTGCAAATGAAACATTTACAGAGGGTTTATTCTCATCAGTAACTACAGATTCATTAATTATTTCTTCAATAGCAGTTTCAATTTCAGGCATCATCGCAAGTTTTCTATACTTACGTATTAATTCCTGCTCACTACTATAATCAATTCCACCTACATTAAATGTTTCTCCATACGCACCATATCCACCATATTGTAATGATGAACCTTCTTCTTCGGGCCGTATAGGAGTATCTAATGTTTTTATTTTTGGTTTATCTGATGATTGTCTTGTAATCTCAAACCCAAATATATTAGCCATCTACATTCCTTAGTGAATATGGGGAGAGTGCCTAGGCACTCTCCCCCCATTACTCTAATAATTATTTAGGTTAGTATATTATGTACCAATTAATTGGCACTATGCTACCCAATGAGTACTTGTGCTGTCAACTCTCTTAAAGAAGCACCAACCTCTTTACCAAGGGTTTCGAGCCCCTCTTGTATTCCATCTGTACCATTTTTAGCAACAAAATAATCATATGTCCACGTAACACTAAATTCTGATATAGTGTCTGTCGTTTCCCACCCAACTTCAATTGCCGCAACAGTACTTGGCCAAATATTATGAAACGTATATGTTCTAATAGGAGTACCCTGAAGCGAAAGTTGAGTTACGTCTGCTGTTGAACGATATTCCATCGATTTTGAAAAGATCGTTCTATTGGATTGCATCCCATTAATTCCATCCGACCATTTTTCAATAGCTGAACGTACTTGCATCCGCTCGTCATTAATGAGGGTTGTTTCCCAATCTTCAAAAGTTCTATCACCAGCAATCTTGATCTTACGACCCATAAATGGTAATTCAATTATACCTAATGTTGCAGCAGGTAACGAAGTAGCCTTTATCAAAAACCTACTCGCCTCCCCAGCGCTTGAACCACCTTTTACAAGTGATGGAAATTGAATATTAGCCATAAATAACGATGGTCTCGCACCGTTTAATGATTCCTGAATTACGTCCGTGACTTTAAATGCCATTTTTTCCTCCTACCTTAACCCGCTAACTCTGAGAATTCAACGCCTGAACGAACAGACACAAAGTTAAGTCTAATATAGTTAATAGAATTTAAAGGTCTTACAAAAATATCAGCAACAAACTGATTATTGTTCAACACCGTAGCAGTGTTATTCGAATCATCAGCGATTACTCGGTACTCTTCCAAACCTCTTCGTGCCTGTAAATTAGACAAGAATCCTTCAACAGCAGTTACAAATGTCGAACGTGTAAATGCATCATTAACTTCAAACAAAATATCTTCCGAGAAAGTAGCAACAGACTTACGAAGAAGGATAAACAAACTTCGTATATTAATCCTATCAAAACTACCCGGCTTAGACACATATGTCTTATCACCAAATAATATTGTTCCACGACCCGGGAAGTTAACTATCGGATTTACATTATCTTTATATAAAGTATCCCTTTGAGCTTGTGTCGGATTCCAAGCAAGTTGACCAACACCACTAAGACCACCACGTGTAAAACCACCTGGCGAAAAGAATATCTCCGAATCACGTGACAACCTACTGTAAATACCAGCAGTATGACCGTTCAACGGAATCCATCGACTAACATCCGCAAACCTATCGTACTTGTAATGCCAACCAGAATCAATAACTGCATAACTGGAACGACCACTCAATGCAGTAGTCCACGCAGTAGCTGAAGCAGCTGCAACTGACGGAGCTTCTGGAATACCAGTTGTTGTCATAACATCAACCGATCCAAATACAATACAATCCTTACGTGCAGCTGCAATAACAATGGCTGCGGCTTCATAAGTAACAGCTGCAGTTCCAATACTTCCCCATTTCGAGGTGATAATACCACTAATATCTACATCTTCACGTGAAGTGAAAAGTAGTTGCAATGTTGAAATCGCATCTCCAACTACTGTTGTACCATCAACACCACCATCTAATGTACATTCTGTAGCAGCTGCGTCATCATTCTGAAATGCTGTATCAGTGTTACCATTAGAATTTGAACCATAAGCTGCATTGTCACCAATTGTCGTTATATCCAAACCACCAGCATAAATATACTGAGATGTTTCATTGATAACTGTTTCATAAAAAATACTACCACCAGTCTCTCCTGTAGCATCAGCTGCTTTTGAAACATAACCGAATGTTTCTAATACTTTATTTTTTTCACCCGTGATAAGACCGTCCTGATCATACACAACAATGTGCATTTCATCTTTACCGACCGCATGATTTGCAGCTACAAATGCCGATGTGCCTGGAGCACTATCAAATAAACCATCGAACTGTAATCCTGTGCCTCCCCAGTTTGTTGATCCAGCAGCTAAAAATGAAATTGAACCTGTAGCTACAGAGACAGCAATACTATCCCCGATGACGCCAGGATAACGAGCAACAAACTTATGACTAGTCACTGTTGCACCATCAAAATCTGTCTTATTCTTAATTAATTGC